TCAGGAACTAAATACTGCTCAGTGGCATCTGCTGCTGTGCTCTTTGCAAGTCTATCAGAGGACAACGTACCGGTTGTAATTTTCGAAGCATCTAAGCTTGGGATTCTTGCAGCATCGAATGTTCCGGTGGTTGTCTGAGATGCATCCAAATTTGGGAGTCTAGCGGTGTCGATTGTACCACTTACGATAGCCGAGGCATCAATTGTTGATACCGACGCAGCCCCGTTAGATAGGTTCCAATTTGTTCCATCATAGATAAACGTTGCTGAAGAGCCATCTACAAAGCTAAAATCGCCTCCAATTCCAGTTCGAATATTTCCTACGCTATTTGATACAGTGACAGCTGAGCCGGAACCATTTTTAACAAAAACAACCAATCCTTGGGTAATAGTGCCGCTTAGTGTAGTAGTGAATGAATTTAGTTGAGCAGTGCCGCTAATAGATGTAATTTCAACAAACCCTGCTGAAATATCTACTACATTACTAGATAGTGCTTCACCGGCGTGTTCTACATCTAAAATCTCTAGATTAACACCTTCTAAAGTCCCGCCTGTAATGCTTACATTGTTAGCGTCTTGAGAAGCTATTGTTCCTAAAGAAGAGCTGTCTGCTTTAAGGGCTAATGCGTCAAACACTGCGTTTTGTGAAGGAGCTACATCTACTACGCCATCTGTAATAATATCAGCTACAGCTGCCAATTTTGCTTTAGCATCAGTATAGTAGAGATTGGTGGAGCCTTCTGTGATATCATCAGTGGTTTGTGTTGGTATGTCAAATTTATCATCAATTTGGTTTTGGACATTTGATGTTACGCCATCTAAATATTCTAGCTCTGTAGCAGATACCGTTGCTACAGAAGCAAACGCCTTTGCAGTGTCATCCCATTTTAAAATAGCATCATCTGTTAATGCATTTGGGTTGGATTTTAATGTGCCAGCAGTAGCGTCTGATACGATTGGCCTGCCATAGTCTACCGCTTGTATTTTAGAAGCGGAAATATCATCTGCTAGCTCATTGTCGCCAACGGCTCCTGCTACGATTTGAACATCACCAGAAGAGCTGATTGTAACATCACCAGATACAGGAACAGCCGTTGCTACACTACTTCCACTACCAACTAATATATTTGCTGGAGATAGGGGAGCTAGCTTTGAAAAGCTAATAGCAGCAGAGGAGTCAACGTCAGCATCTACAAGAAGTGAAGAGCTGACATTTCCAGATGCATCATTGTGCAAAAGGCCGGCTGTAGAAAAGCTATCAATTTGAAGTGAATTTAATATAGAAGAGCCAGAAATATCAAGACTTGAGCCCTCTATATCTGTAAAAGAGCCAGCTACTGGAACACTTCCGCCAATAACTGCATTATCAATTGTACCGCCGCTTATAATTGGAGCGGTTAAACTTTTATTTGTTAGTGTTTGTATAGTTTTTCGTAATACGATTTCCTGCGTGTCGCCTGTTGTAGCTACGTCAGGAATTTGGGCTGTAATAACATTACCAGATGTGGATTGAGTTTTTGACAGGAGTTTCACCTGCTTACCGCCAGCTAGGCGAAACGCCAAGTCGACTAATTCACTAATACTACCAAAGATTTTCATTAATTGTTTCTCCTACTAGGCGAAGTGTCTCTTCGCGTTATACTAGAAAGGTGCCCCGTGCACAATTCTCGTTAGGTACTAAATGTACCTTAAAGGAAAGGAAAAATCAACTAAGAAATTTCCTCTCCTCCATAACTTGTGTAATCTATTCGTATGGGCGAAGGAGAGCTAGGCTCTCCCGCTCAAAACGAATATAACTGGCTTAGAACTTTTGAATGAGCATTCCACCATACATGCCATCAGGCAGGGGAAGCATGTTCATCCAATTACAATTTCTGTATTAGAACACGCCATCCAGCTAGGCCAGGAGCTTCAGAAGCTACAAAACTTACTTCGCTGCCAAGAGGGTCAATTGAAACACTATCAACGCCAATTTGCTGTCCGTCTTCTAAGTCAATCAAGCTAACCACAACGTCAGTGCTGTTTAGATTGTGAACTACAGTTTTAGATGCGCCATCAGAGCTAATCCAAGTTGTTTTGTAAACAGGAAGTGAAAAGCCTGTGTCCCAATATGTTGAGCCATCGCCATTTGAACGAAGATATTTATCAGCGCCATCGTCTGATTCTGGCTTGTTAAGCTTAAGGGCTACATCCTCATCGATGCGCATCCTGTCTTCTTGGGCCATTGCTTCGACGTCAGAAATTATACCTTCTACGCGAGAAATTTCACTTCCTCTATCAAGTACTTCTTGGTCGATGTTGCTTTGAAGGGTGGTGTCTGCAGCTTGACGTGCAGAAGCTTCAGAAGAAATCTGAGACTGGATGGTGGTGATGAAATTCTCATCATCGCCAATAGCAGCAGCTAGCTCATTTAGCGTATCTAATACACCAGGAGCTCCGTCAATTAGGTCAGCTATTTTACCATCTGCATAGTCTTTAGCACTCTGTAATGTAGAGCTGTCGCCAGAAATACGTGCAGATTCTTCAACTTTTAGAGCTGCGTCTAATTTGTTGTCAGCATCTTTTAGGCTAGAAGCTGCAGAGATGTAATTAGCATCAGCTTTAGGGCTGTAGCTTCCATCTGTGCCTAATCCTGCACCAACTTGGCTAGCGTCTAATTCGCTTTGTAGAGCGCTGTCGGCAGAGCTTCTAGCAGAGGCTTCGCTATCAATGTTTGATTGTAGCGTAGCGTCGCCTTCGGCGCGTGCAACTTCTTCAGCATCAATTTCAGCTTGTAATGCGCTGTCAGCGTTTGCTCTTGTTGTTGCTTCACTAGAAACAGCACTTTGCCTTGCACTCACTTCGTTGTCGATAGATGTTTGTAGGGCGCTATCAGCAGATTGGCGAGCTGCAGTTTCTGTTGCAATGTCAGAAGCTAATGCATCGTCTGCATCTTCTCTAGAGCTTACTTCGTTGTTAATAGCATCTGTTAGGTTTTGGATGCTACTAAACACTTCCCGTACAGAAGGCGCAACGTCAGTTTCTGTTCCTGTAAAGTCTGAGTCTTTAACAGTGGCAGCTTTAGCACGCTCATCTGTGAAATAAAGATTAACTAGACCTTCACCAACATCATCTGAGCTATTGTTTAGAAAGTCATATTTGCCATCTAATTGTCCCTGGATGTCAGATGTGACGTTTGATAAATAATCTAGTTGACCGGCACTTACTGAGCTAGCTTCGATTTTTCCGTCTAGACCTGAAACAAGGATACTACCTGGCAGAAGAGAAGCAAGCTTAGCTACATCAATGTCAGCGTTATCAGCAATGTGCTTGTTTTCTAGCTTACTAGAAACAACTGCGCCAAAGACATCGCGAAGTATTACACTGTCGCCACCTAGTGCGTCAGGTTTTAAAGAGTTAATACCAATGTTAGAAAAGCTGTTGCTATCGCCATCAAGCGATTTGTTGGATAGTGTTTGTACACTGTCCTTACCAACTAATTCATGGTCGCTGTCGCCAACAGGCAATTCAAACGAGCGGGATGCTGAATAGATGGTGGATTGGTTTGGCTTTAAGGCAATATCTTGTCCGTCTTTTCGGAACAAAATACTGACGAGCCGGGAAATGCTACCAAATACTTTCATTCACATATCTCCTAAAAGGATGAAAATTAACACATAAGCTCCACTGCCTATGTGCACATTAAAATTAAAAAGAGAAGCACATGTCCTCTCTATATATATTTATCATAATACCACTGCTTGTATTGTAATCTGCCAAGATACTGAAGGTGGCTCTGAGCTTACCATAAGAATGGTGTTGTTGTCAAGTATATTTATATCTGGGATGTAAATTAATTCTCCATCCTCTTGGTCTCTCACCGTAATATCAAGATTTTTATTGTTAAATCCATGATTAATAGTGAGCTCTGTTCCATCGTTTTTTTCCCAGTAGAAGGTGCGCTGTGTGATGGCTGCGCCTGCAGGATTTTGCCAGCTTAGATTTCCTTGGCCATCTGTTGTAAGCACCTGACCGTTTTGGCCGTACGTGCTAGGGAGCTTTAACGTCACTGGACCTGATTGATTAGCAGCCGAAGCATCTAATACAATATAGCTAGTGGAACCATCAAGCCTAATACCCCCGGATGTCCTAATCTGATGTGTTCCAAATTGTGGGTAGATTTTACTTCCATCGATATTAGCTTCTTGAGCTATATTAGAATTTTTTATATTTGTAATAAGGTTATTGTCTGCATCTATTTGTTTATTTGAAAGAGCCTGGGCATCTGTTGTTCCCACTACATTCCCGTCAATGCCATGTACATGACTAGAAGAGTCGGTGTGAGAAGACAACGCGGCAATTGATGCCTTTGCCTCAATGAGGGCATCAATCTGCCCGCTAGTGTATGTTCCAAGCTGAGAAGCTGTAATTTCATGAGGATTAGATTTATTGTTAATATGAGCTGTCGCTGCTTTAATTGGAGCGCTATCTAAGATGGCTGCATCCAAAGATGCTAGGCCAGATAAATCGGCATTGTCTAAATCAAGCCTATCCCAGGGAATCGTATATGCTCCCGTTAATGTAGCTGTTCCAAAATTTATCTCGGATATTTGATGAAAGCTAAGTTTTTTAGCATAGACATCTAATAAGTCTATGGGCTGAATGGAAGAGCCTATTTGTACAAGTCCGCCCACGCCTGAGCCCCCGGAGGCCGGATTATTTGGCTGAATGAATACATCTTCTGCTGAAGATAATTCAACATTTGCTGCGGTAGTCACTTGCAAATTGGCCCCAAGCTCATCAATTCTTTGTAGATTGTAAAGAGCGTCCGGCGTAATGCCTTCTTCTATTCTAAGTCTTAAATTGGATGTATAAGATACTGCCACTGTGGACGTCTCCCGCTGACGTTAAAAAGGTGCCGGGTTATTCGATACCCGACGAAACGTTCCGGCCTGCTCTAAAGAGCTGCGGGGAAGCCGGCGATTCCCATTCTGGAATAATCTCAGATTAGCTCCAGTTTGTAACTTTTAGTACCGCAGCTGGTCTGTGACATACTAATGTTCCACGAGTTCCCATGTACATTACGATGTTTTTCTCGTGTCCGCCAGCAGATGATGGCTTAAGGAACATTTTGCTGCCCATTGGCTCTTGTACAGGCTCAAAGTCAGTACCGAAGTAACTAATTACTTTGTTGCCGTCTTGCTTGCCTTCTGGAAGAACGTATAGGTCTTGTTTTGGACAAAACTCTGAAGGAACAAAGATAACAGTGTCTTCATCGTGCATGTAACCAAAATTCTTACCACCACGTAGAGTGTCTTCAACAGTGTTGAATCGTCTGTCGTCTTCACGGCTTAAGATTAGCTCACGTCGTGCTTCAGGAGACATTACAGCTTGCTTGTAGCTGAACTCGCCTTTACCAACACGCATATCAACTTCGTCTAGACCTTCTTGTAAAGCGTCTGTAGAAAGAGCTGTAGAGCCGCCTAAGTCTAGGACAGTACCACCAGCAGAAGAGCTCATAGTAATACCATGAACAACTCTGTCGTCGTTAGCTACAAGTGAGCCAAGTCCTGGGATAACGTCAGTAGCTGAGCCGTAGTCAGCAATTGCAGATGACAAATCTGGAATTACTTTTTGCTGATATCGGTAGAATACATTAGTGTCTACGATGCCAGAAGCTGTTAAACTTAAAACGTTACCATTAGCGTCAACTGGCTCCAACACTACTTTGTCAGCTTTAGGATTGATGCTTTTAACTCTGTAAGCTGCAAATGTTCCGCCACTAACAGAAGGAGATACAGCAGTGCCGTCTTCTTGCTTAGCTAAGAAAAGGTCGCCATGCTGAAACCATCGTACGTGGCCTCTGTCTCCGCTTCCTGCTTTCAAAGTAACTTCAACAGAAGAAGCTCCGTCAACTGCAGATGAAGCTGTACCGAATACGCCAGTGCCGTCACCAAATAGGTGAATACCCATTAGACGTCGAGCAACGATAGATTTTAGCTCTATTTCTTTTGCTAATGGCTCAGCATATTTTTCTGGAGACAAAGAAGCTGCTTTCCAAAGATTGTACTCTAATTCAACTGTTACGTCAAATTCTTTGTAAAGCGCAGTGTGCTCTTCGATAGAAGCTTTTTGCGCTGATGGAAATGCAGATGTTAAAGCTGGGTTGGCTGTTTGAGCAGCTGCATAACCAAGTGAGTTGATGAACATGAATCGACGCTCACGGCCATTTGGATTGCCGTCACGCATTCTTGAAATCATTTCCCACTCACGCTGTGATTTGCTAACTTGCACCATCGCGCCGCGAGTGAACACTATCTGTAGGTATTTACCTAAGTCTAGGTTGCCTATTGGAGAAAATGCCATTTTTTAAATTCCTATTTCTTTCTATTTAATAATAATTCTTTTAGGACATTAGTGCTATCGCCTTTCCATAGACGACTCATTAAGTCCTTTTCTTTACTCTCTGTATTTACACCCTTCATAGCTGATACTGCCGCTTGCGTTTTAGCTTCTCTCTTCTTAGTTTCGACAGCTTGCTTAGTGGCTTTGGTTGCTTGCTGCTTTGCAGCTCTTGCAAACGCAGAGCTCACTCTAGAAAACTCTTTGTCGATGGTGTCGGGAGTGAGCTGACTATCTTCTAGCTGCTCTAAATTGGAAAGGGCCTGCATCCATACGGCCTGGTCAAAGTGGTGTTCTGCCACCTCGTCTCCAAGTTTTCCCTTAAACCGATAACGTTCGAAAGCAGGCATTATCATTGCCCTTGTTTCTTTTTCATCGGCTTCTGCAAGTCTAGTCTTCATCTCTTCAAGTTCTTGTTGTCGGATACGGTCTTGCCTTTGCTTGGCTTTACGGTCCAACTCAAGACGCTCTTCGAGCTCCAGTCTAGCTCTTTCGTCGGGAGGCATCGATTCCTTGAGCCTCTCCTGCTCAAAACGCTTGGCTAAGTATTCTTTGTGAGCTCCTTCACGGCCTTCCAGTAGGTCGATTACTCCCTCAACGCCGCCATTTTGGTAGGCATCTTCGAGTGCATCCCACGTACCTTTCAACTCGGTCATTTGCTCATTAAGTTCCTGGCTGCGCTTTCTTTCCTGGTCGCGTTCGGCCTGGAATTTGCGCATCCCGGCAGCCATTTCATAAGCCTTCCTAATCTTGGCGCGGTCTTCATAGTTGGCTAGGATTTTAGCACGGCGTCCGTTTTCGAGGGTGACTGTAAGCTCTTCTGTGGCCGCAGAATCAGAAACGTCGCTGGCCGGCTCCGCTTCTAAAAGCTCCTCGTCGGATGAAGGCGCATCTTGCTGTCCCTCATCTGCTTCCTCTTGGGATAGCTGTGCCTCCTCACTAGATTCCTGTGCAGGCTGTTCCAGAGATTGGAGGTAGGATTCATAACTGTCTAAAGGAGCACTAGAGGCCCCTCCATCATCATTGCCAATATTTACACCGGGAGTTCCACCGCTAGACCAGTCTAATAAACTGTCTGCGTTTCCTTCTGCCACGGCATTCATAATTTCTTTGGCATCTGACATATTCAATTTTCCTTATTGTTGCAGTCGCCTCTCTACTCCATTACTGCCCCGCGCAGCTAGGAGGGAGGGATATGCTTCAGCGGGCTAGGCTATCAAATAATTTGACATTTGTCAAGAAAAAAATCAATTGTATAAATTATTTATATTCACAAGCACCTCCGGCACAGGCCATCTCTCCTATACGTTCATCTATGGTGTTGATATAATTAGCAGTATTTAATTCAGGGATGTCAAATGCCTTTGCTAAAAGGTTGTAACAATCTTCTGTAATCTCCTCAAATGGGGCCTGTCTGTACGTACCGCCATCGTATGGAAGAAAAGAAATGCCCATCCAGCTTTTATTGTTTTCTATTAGCCAATTTACAATTTCTTCTTTTTCTTTGGGATGATAGCTCACTGTGAGTGATACATTATGTGTGTTATCGCCATAGATATGACCAGCAGCTATCCAATGGCTATGGATGTATTTTGCCCTATTCATTAAATCAAGAGCAGATTCTTCGCTTCTTGTAATCGCATCTGGAGAGGCAATAGGAATGGACACCACTAAATTTTCTGGATTAAATATGTCTTGCTCTACAAAAGCACAATCTTTTACAAGCTTTGCAATTGGGTCGTTTACATCCACTCTCACCCTACGAATGTAATAATCGGAATGGGCTGCATGTATGCCGCTTGTCGTTCCAAGCCAGGCAGACGTAGTGCCTGATGGCTTTGTTGTTGTAATCCTGGCTGATGGCTGGATGCCGATAGCTTCAGCCACTTTCTTATTGGTGGATTGTAATACATCTTTTACACGCTCATCTTTTAGCCATGCTTCTAGCTCTTTCCACTTTTGAGCTTGCCCTGTAAGAGATACCCCTAAAAGAGCCTCACGCTCGCATGTCTCACGCCACTTAGGCTGTAGATATGTAAAGTCTGTATAAGAGGCCTGGAGGGTGCCTATAACAGTGGCCTGTTTAATTGCATTCAAAAATTGCTCTACATCATTACACTCTGCCACATTCACTTCTGTAAGATTACAAAGCTGGCCGTCATTTAAAGCAATCTCAAAACAGGGATTGCCTCCCATGTCAAGATTATTTGTAAGGGCAATACCCGGCTCTCCAGCACCAGAGCCATACATATGCTGCATGACATTTCTAATGTTTTTTTCTACATTTTCATCTCTAAGAATAAGAGCGCTATTATTAGCCCTTGCTCTTTGAGGAGCATAATCCCACCACATGCCATGCTTTGCAGCAAGCATCTCTTTATCATCACAATCAAATAGTGAAATCAAAGCGGCCCTTCTCACCCCGCCAACAACAACGCCATTTGCTACATGGCACATGATGTCATGGGCTTCTAGGGGACGAAGCTTTCTGCCATTGGCTCTTCTAAGGATAGCTTTAATTTCTGCGATTGTTTTAAGAAGCGCTTCTGGTCCAGAGGCTGTCCCTCCAGATGATAGGGGAGTGCCTTTTCTTCTTATCTTATGTACATCTATTTCTGTAGCTGGATAATAGAGAATTGTCTTAAGTGTATCTGCCCAGCCTTCTTTATCATCTTCTACAACAAATATATCTCCTACGCCCTTTTCATAATCTATGGCCGGAAGCTGCTCAACATGTCTTTTTTGTACGCTATACCCTGTTCCTGTGCCACACATTAAAAGGTAGAATAGGTCTGAAAAATCTTCCCATTTTGTAAGATTGGCAAAAGCACAATTATATATACGAGCGTTTGCCCTAAGAATGGCATCTCCTCCAAATTGCAAAGAACGCATAGATGGTACAACACGTCCAGCATGTACCTCGGAAAATGCTTCTTTTATAAGGCTTTCCATCTTTGGGAATTTTTGTATGTGCATATTAGCACATCTATCAATTGTTTCTTTTCTAGATTCTTTTTGCCCGGAAGGAAGGGTGAGGGCATAGGTGCGTTGGTGTACAAGTTGTCTTAAGGTGTCAATCGGGGTCATCTGTCTGTTTCCTATCAAAATAATCACAAGCATCACAGCGCGTAAGATTCCATATTCCAATCACAGTGTGTGTGATGGTGGGATTCCCACATTCAGGGCACAAATCTTTTTTCTTATTTTCTATATTTTTTCTTCGTTGTTTTCTAGCCATATCTATGACATCTTTCTCCCAGAGCTCTTTTATTAAATCTAGCTCTGAGTGGGCAAGCCTAAGCTCTTTTCTAAGATGCCTCACTTGGGCCTTTAGCTGACGTATTGTTTTATTTTTTTCTCTATAGCGTTCATCTTTGGACATGGATTATTTTCCTGTTGAGCCAAAGCCGCCGTCTCCTCTGTCCGTATCTGAAAGCTCGTCTACAAGTTGAAATTCGTATTGTGGAATAGGGAGTATAACAAGCTGGCCGCATCTTTCCCCTTTCTCATATATCGTTTCCCAATCGTTGACATAGTATTTTAGCATAAGCTCGCCGCGGTAGTCGCTATCTATTACACCTACACTATTGGCAAGATGCATGCCTGTTTTATAAACAGAGCTGCGTGGAAACAAAAATCCTGCATAGCCTTCAGGAATCTCAACTGCAATCCCTGTATGGTAGGTGATTGTATTTTCTTCAAAAGAATACTTGACAGAAAATAAATCGTAGCCTGCAGCGCTGGCTGTAGCCTTGTAAGGGAGAATACAATTTTCATTTAATTTTTTAATTTTAATAAGCATAAGTCCTCCTAATCACAAGAAGGACTTTAGCAAACTATAAGGTGTCTGTCTATAGAAAAATTATCTTTGTAGCATTGCCGCTGGAGAGGCCGCTACGTCCATTGGAGCTCCGCCCGGTACCACCGGAAGCTCTCCAGGAGCTCCTCCTGCAGCTGCTCCGCCCTGTGCTCCAGGCTGGGCGCCTGCTGCCTCGGCTACACGCTGGCCTCTTTCTCTTATGTGCCGCAATATGAGGGCTTGATGTTCTGGAGTGAGATATTTAAACTCAGCTGACATTCTATAATCTGCAGCCCACCCAAGCATATTTACATCATCTTCTGATTCTTTAGGAGCGATGTACATGTCTGTGGCTATCATTTCTTCAAATATTTCACGCTGCCTATCTGCTGCCAGCTGGATTCTGTCATACATTCCTTCTAGCTCATTTAGCTTAAGCATGCTTAATAGCTTTTTAGCAGCCGGGTCGGTTTCCGCTTGTTGGAAAAGTGGGAATAGCTGAAGAAGTTCTTGACGCCTTGACGTTGGGTCGAGTGATAAAGAAGCTCCGTATTCTACAATTAAGTCAAAGCCTCCATTTATATCTGCTCCTTGTAGGTCTACAGATTCAAAAGCTTTTTCTTTTCCAAGCACCTGAATAGTGCGAGGCTCAGACCAATGCCTTCTAATTAGATTTAGATAGGATTTATATACATCTTCTACAAGAGTGACGTATTTATCAAATAGCCTTCTGCGTATCATGTTTCCTTGATTTGTAGCATACTGCATAGAAAATCCAGATTGCTCACGAGATTGCTGCCCAAACATACTTTCGTTTACGGCTGCCATATCATCGCCGCCTTGTTTTACAAGCTGCAATAAATCTCCTGCTGCAGCTGGAAAAGGCATCGGCTCCATAAAACTAGGTTGCTGATTACCTGTAAATCTAACAATGTCCCATGGAGAATTAGTGATGGCCTCATCTGCAATCTCTGCTCCTTCTGGCAAAAGAACACGTGTAACGCCGTGTGCTTGCACGCAGTCAAGAAGAGAGGATAATATTCTATTATATGTAGCCTGCAAAGGAGTTTCATATGCAATAAAGCTTCTTCCCCATACAGCGCCACCTACGTCAATATCTGTAAGAATGTGATAGGGAAGCTGGGCTGTAGCAAGTAGCTCTTTTTCTTCTTCAAATGCATCTTCTGGAGAAGCAACACCTCTATCTTTAGGAGCTGCAAATCTAAAAGGAGATGGGCCCACTGGGGTTAAAAGACCTCCCTCTTCTAGAAAATAACAATGCCGTCCTAGCATGCCATTATAAGGCATTCCTTTTTCCCAATACTCATACACTTCCACTACATCATAGGGAGCTGTCTTAAATGCACTATCATAATTAGCAGGACTATCATCTTCTTGGTAGGCAGACTGACGCTTTCTTGCTTTTTCTAATTCTTCCACTTTATCTGGAAATCTATAGCAAGCCTCTTCATATGGCATAAGAATTTTTTCTATGACATATTTCACCTCGCTCCATCGGGTAGCATCTGGGTCTAGATATAACACTTTAGGGGATAGTGCTTTAAAGCTTACATCGCCCTCCATTGTTAACTCTTCTGTTTCTGAATTGAAATCAATTGGCTCCCCGGCGTCTACATCCCATGTAGTTTTGATAAAAGATGAGCCATAAAGTAGTCCAAAATAAGAAGCCTGAGCAAACACTTCTGAAAGCTTATATGTTCTCATCGCATACCGAATGAGCCTGTCAGCAGCATCTGCCTTACGTCTATCGGAAAGGTCAGATGATGTGGGGCGTGGAATCACTGTAGGAGGATTGGCACATATCTGGCTATGAATAAATCTAAAATTCTTAAATGCGTAATTAACGCCAATATCACTATCAGAGCCATCAGCTTCTTCTACGACAGCGCCGGTGTTCCAGTCGATGTTCATAGAAAGTCTAGAGGCTTCGCCCGCTACATTCATAACTGTAGCTTCGTTATTATCCCATTCATATTCAAGACGTGTACGCTGCTCTCTAGAGTATTTTAATCTTTTTGCTAGCTCGTTTTTAGCTTGCTCTTCATTCCAACGAATTATTCTTGCCATGATTATTTACGCTCCGATTTGATAAGATAGAGTTTTTTGTGTTTATTTCTTCTGGGACGAGATTGCCTCAAAGCCAACTCCCGCAGACGCTTAGCTCTTCTATGCATTTTTATGGATGAATAAAACATTACGCATAGAGCAATAATGCATGCTGGGAATAAAAATGATGCTATTAACGCAATCTCCACCGCTTTTTCCTTCCTACACGTAATTTAGCTTTAGATGCTCTGGCCTCTCTAGCCTTTTCAGTTGAATGTCTTATAGCCTGCTGCCAATCTTGGGGAACAAACTCCTTATCGGCAGGAGGAACCAAGTCGTTAAAATAGCAAGCCGTATCTGCTAGATGATAGCGATTTGCTCCTTGTATCTTAGGAGTGCCACTATCAGATTGTTTCCACTGCGCCCCTTCAAGCTCTTCAATAAGCCGAGTACACCAATGAGCAATCTTTAATTTACCAGAAGATAAAGAGTGCTGCAAGGCTTTTATCATATCATGTTTCCGGCCATCTTTTTTGGGGCATATGTATATTAGGCCTGCCTTTGTGGCTTGGCCCAAATACCAGCTTTCATGAGGGTCACATATGCGGCGCATGATGTTCATGCCAGATGTCCTACGTATCACTTCTTTTACGATGTCGTCTGGAGCAGCTATCCCTTCTATGTATTCATCTTTTATACACCACCAGCTACTATCTTGTGGATTTTCGGCCCACACTGTAAGACCAAACTTAGACGATACGGCGGGGTCGGAAGATTCGACATGCCGCCACGAGGGGCTATACCCAGGTGGTAGCCCCGTCATGGCTTCTCTGTCAATATGCCAAACAGATGTTTCAGCATCCATCCAATCTCCATAAAGACGGCAATTAAGCTCCATCTCGGTAAGATGGGCATAGCTTGCTAGCACTTGACGCTGCCTTTCGGGGTCGGCATAGAGGGGATTGTCAAACATCTTAAATTTATATTTCCGGCCGATATCTTCAGGAACATCATCCACCATCTTACGTATGTCTTGATTGTAGACAAGAGGTGTAAAGCTTGCTACAAAATAGCCTTGCTTTGATTGAAGCCGCATGAGAAGTTCATTTATAATGCTCACTGTAGAAGGCATCTCATCCACCCAGACAAAATGGGCAACGTAAGATTGCACCCTTTCACGGGCCACTTGGGGATTTTCAAGCGATTGGAACACAATGCGATTTCCGTTTTTGTGTTCTATTCGCTGCGTAATATTACCTATTTTCACCACCTTATAATCATCTTTGGGAAGATAGGCACAGATACGAGGGGCAATAGATTCTTCTAGCTGCTTTCCTGTCCTACCACACACCACCATTAAAAGAGGCTCTTTATTCCAATGTTTTGGCCTTTTCCAATACGGGTGAGTTTCGGATAATATCCAGGCTGTGAGCCTTGAACATGACTGAGACTTACCACTATTATGTGTGACCAATCCGTTTGCCAATAGATAGAGGTTGGTGGGACTATCTACATGAATATCGTAGGTTTCTTCTATTTGTGCTTTAGATTTAGATAGATATATATTATCAGCACTGCTTCTTTTTCCATATGTATTATATTCTTCTTTCCATACTTTTTGACTTGACACCAGGAGTGGTCCTAGTTCTTTCATCATTCTAGAAATTTCATGAGGATTTGTAACCGCACAAATATGCAATGGGCCATTTTTATATTTTGACCTATCGTCTAATTGCCTATTTGCTTTTATTTGCCATAGAGCAAGTAGTAGATATTCTACTGCATCTATTACGCTTTCTGCTTGCATTCCAAGAGCCCAGCGTAGTGTCCTCGCCTTATCATTACTACATAGGCTTCCTTCTGTATCAAATAGGCCTGCTAGAAAATTTAAACATGTTTTTCTGTCCCATGTTTTTATTACATCCAAATCGGCTATTTTTTCATGTGCATACCTGCCCTTACACCAATCATTATAGTATGCTATATTATCTATATTTGTTTTTATTTTCCATGTGTAGTTTGATGGGTGGGCTCTTTTATAAAAAGAATTTAATTCTGATGCCACTTTAGAAATAATATCTTCAAGTCCAGAGGATATTTGAAGCATTCTTCCGGCCTGCCTGGAACATCCATCTCCAAGACACACGCCTAATGTATAGGCTTCTGGAACAGCCACATTTCCTAATGGAGCTTTTACAAACACCCTTTTCACTTTTGCATATTTAGTTAGCTCGATTGTCTTTAATTGACGCTCGCCAATTGACTTATATTTTCCATTAACTACATCTGCAAGCCATATATGGTTTTCTGTTGCTCTAGCCCATTCTACATTTCTGGATTTAAGAGAATATATCTGCTTTGGTCCATTGATAAATGTCTTGAGCACTTTGATTGGAGAGCCATGCTCGTCATACACCTCATCTCCTGGCTCTATTTTTTCTATTGGAATCGGGCCATTAGGTGTAGCCACTAATGTTCCTTTAGCCAAACATTGGTTGGAGGCTACTATCCACTGCTGGCTTACATCACCAAATTCTTCAAACACCCTTTGCTGGGCGTCTGTAGGACGGGAGGCTAGATTGTTTGGGTCAAACGCCTCTTGAAGGGCCAGCTTTCTATACCGCTCTGCTGCAATGGCTAGCATCTCGGGAGACAGTTCTGTCATATTAGCCCTCTTCTGGCTCTATTAATATTGTGTTGTCTTTTTTGGCGGACACACTAACGCTAAGACCAGCAGATTCAAATAATGCTTCCAAAGAAGCCTTGTCAGCAGAGGCGATGGCTTTTTGTAGTCCGTTAGAATTATCTGCTTTTTTTATCTTTCCTGTCATATCCGCTAAAAGCTTAAGGGCGTTCACCTTAGCTGAAGATGTCTTAGGGTCATCACTAAGGAGTATGGATTCAATGGCATCTAGGCCAAGGTCGAATAAATATTCGAGCTTAGCTTTGCCCTCTTCAATGTCTAAAAACCAATTTCTAAACTGGGGGTTGGCCCAGGCTTTTTCTAGCTTTGCCCCTCCTCCCGCTATCTTTTTCACTTGGTCAAGCGTAATCATCTGCCCCTCTCCTATAGATAAAAGAGGGTTTTCTGCTGCCTTTGACCAGAATTTAGCTTTTAGTTTTCTTTCGGTCGTTGTAGGAGTGTAGATTAGCTGCGTGCTGAGCTGTTTCATCTCTTTATTAGAGTGGGAAGATTTTCTAGCCATGCTGCTCCTCTACATAGGGGTGTTTCACTGTCAAATCAATATAGCCTCTATTTACATCTACATCAGATATTAGCCCTATTTCTTCTAGCCACTGAATATGTTCTTTCATTCTCCATATAGTCATTGATTGAGAATAGGCACATGGAGTGGAATATATCCTCACTTTTACATATCTACCTTCCTTATTAAGGAAATGTATGTAGGGAAGACCAGATTCTATTCCATATAATAAAACAGATAGGAGTCTGAATGCGGTATTTCTAGCTTTCGAATAAGGCTTAATAGCCATAGCTTATCTCATATATGTATATAGCTTATTGACAATGCTTTAGCATTAACCCCGGCAGCGACAGCCAAACGAATTAACAAAAGGGGCTAGAAGATATATACCTTAGATTTCGGACCAATGTCAAGTAATATTTTTAAAAAAAGTGGTATGTTGCCGTAATTATTATTTATGTAAGAAATGTGTTGACAATTTTTGTTTTTGGAGATATAATTGAGTTCAGAAGAAGCCCTTCGCTAGAAGATAAAAGCCAAGCGCTTAAAATTATTTCTTCTTCACATGTAAATAGCTTATCAGGCTTAACGCTAAACAAATAATAAAATGCCTTCTAAGCTCTTTCCCTTTATATATTACCAAAGTTGCGTTTAAATTACACTATCCTATTATAGGGCCGAATCTAGGATGGAATATCTTCCATTATTGGAAGGTGTTTCACACTACGTGAGGCCCGTACATATGCCTTTATAATGTATATGCGAATGACATAATATTTCCGTTAAGGGAATGTTGTGGCATGAGCATAGACAGCCTATTTTAAATTGCACACATTCGTGTGTATTTGAGGGCCGGAATAATTGGCATTTCGTCTTCTACCCTCCCTATTGAATGCTCACTGGCATTTGGTCTCAAATTAATTCCCCTATTTTCCCCTAAATGTGCATTTTTTCCTTGACAGCCTAAATTGCCTTCTATGCGTTTAATATCCTTATGCTTTTTAGCTTTCAAATTCCCCGTCCGTGTGGGGGGAGATATTCTGTATTCCGGCGCTGTTCGACACCACTTCCCCTATGATTACAGGGGCTTACGCTGAGCCGCCAACTCTCCTTGTTGGCCTCGCCTAAGTCCTTCGTACGGGGGGGCTTGTTGGTACCTGTGGCAGGGGGTGCGGAAATACTATACCCCATAATTACTGCCCCCTTAAAAATACCTGCTTAAATAATTGCCGGCTGTAAAATAAAAGAAAAGGCCGGCTGATTGGCCGACCTAGGTGGCGGGATGTCTAGGCAGAAATAAGGCGGGTTACTTCGGTTGATTCGTTGCAGGCGTCATCAAGGTCCGCTGGTTCAATGAATTCAGCCCGTTCAAAAATAAGTTTATCGCCTGATTCTATCAACTTAAAAACTTGATGATTGTGAATTAAAAGCTTCATTTTGTTTTCCCTCATTTTAATATTAAATAGATTTTAAATAATGTGCCTATGGTTAGAAGCCCGAAAATAAGTAGTAGGCCTAGCATGCGTCACCCCCTTTTGATTTTAGAGCCGCTTTTGCTTTTGCAACGTCGTCGCTGTAATTGTAATATAAGGATTCGAGACTGATAATGAGTTGCGCGTAATGCAAAATAGTTCGGCTTTTGCTGACTTTTTGCACGGCTTTTGCCCGGTTGAAGTAGTTTTGCCCCCCTAGGTTTTGAAGTCGAACGAATTGTTTAAACGTCAAAAGTTCATTCATTCGCTCTGTGTATTGACTTACCTCGGCCCATAGTTCGCGAAGTTCGTTTCTGGCGAATTCATACTTCATATA